TGGTGAAACACCTGAAATTATTGCTGAAAAGATTTATGATAATGCAGAGTATCATTGGATTATTATGCTCGCCAATGACAGATATGATTATAGAAAAGACTTTCCACTAACATATGTAGATTTACAAAAATACATTGTAGACAAGTATGGTAATCAAGCCAATGCAACTCATCATTACGTAAACTCACGTGGTCATTTTGTTAACTCAGATTCTCCTGGAGCAGTTTCTGTTTCTAATAGTCAATATGAAGAAAACCTAAATGAATCTAAGAGAAGAATTAAAATAATTTCTCCTCAGTTAGTAAACACAATACTGAAAAACTTTAGAGATGAGTTGTAATGAGAGAAGGACAATCATTACAATTTGCTGGCGATGTAAGCGTTGACAAGGTCAAGATAATTACCAGTAATGGTGTTTACCAGGATATTACAGCGCAAGTTATTACTATTCAATATTATGAAGATTTATTCTCACCATTTATTTCTGGTTCTTTAATCGTTAAAGATGCATTAGATTTAGTTAATCTATTTCCATTCGCTGGTGAAGAGTTTGTTGAATTAGAAATATCAACACCTGCGTTACAAAAAAGTGCTATTAAAGGTAGATACTATATCTACAAACTTTCTGATAGAGATTTAATTGGTGATAATGTAGTTGTGTATCAGTTACACTTTATTTCCCTAGAAGCTATTATTGATTTAAATAAAAAAATTAGTAAAGTTTTCACAGGTAATGTAGCAAATATTGTTAAGTCTATAGTTGGTGATAAAAATGATGGATTACAATCTGATAAAACAGTTTATATAGAAGAAACTACTCGTAGTGTTAAATTTATTTCTAACTTTTGGTCTCCTGTTAAATGTATTAATTACTTAACTGAATTCGCTGTCAACGCAAACTCAGCACCAAGTTTTGTGTTCTTTGAGAATAGAGATGGATTTTATTTCGTATCTTTAGATTCAATGTATGCTTCTTCAATTTATCAGGACTTTATATTTGACAAATATACAAGAGATGATTTGACTGCTGGTAGAACTATTAAAAACCCACAAGAGGATTTTAAAAGAATAACATCTATTAGCATTCCTGTGGGTTTTGATTATATGGATAGAATCAGATCTGGTACATTTGCTAGTAAATCTTTATCCTATGATTTAACAAATAAAAGGTATAATGTTAGAAAATATAATATGTTTGAAAAGTTTGATAAACTAAACCACTTAAATAAATATTCTATCGCTTCCGAAAAAGCAATTTTTAGATTTAATTCTCTTTTAGTTAATTATCCGAGAGCATTGAATACATTTAATGGGTTTGGTGACACTACTAATTATAAAAATTTTCAAGAACGTATATCTTTATTAAAACAAGCTGAGTCTAATAAAATAGAAATTGTGGTACCAGGAAGAACTGACTATACTGTTGGTCAGAAAGTATCAGTTACATTACATAAAGTCGAACCTCATTCTAAAGATGATAATAATACGATAGATAAAATGTTTTCTGGATTTTATCTTGTTAGTGCGATTAATCATTACATCACAAGAGAAAGTCATGAATGTAATATGGAATTGATTAAAGATAGTTTACAAATAAACCTTGATAGGAATAAATAATGTTTTATACAGGTGTAGTTGAAAATAGAATAGATCCGCTAAAGCTTGGTCGTTGTCAAGTTCGTATTGTAGGATTGCACACTCACGATAAGAGTCAATTACCTACTCAAGAACTACCATGGTCGATTCCTGTTCAACCTATTGGTTCTGCAGCGATGAATGGTATCGGTTTTACACCAGTTGGTCCAGTTGAAGGAACAACTGTTATTATTATGTTTGCTGACCAGGAACAGCAGCAACCAATCATGCTTGGTACAGTTGGTGGCATATCACAAACCCCAAGAGCAATAACAGATAATGATCCTGGTGAAATCGACATCAATGTTAAGACTAAAGATATTGTATTAAGAACAATTCCTGGACCAACTACAGGAAATCAGTTAACATTTTACGATCCACAAAATAATAATACTAATTTAACCACCAATTTAAAAGCCAATATGAAAGTTATTGGTTTTGGGATACCAGATAATACATTTATTGTTAGTGTTGATAGTCCTACACAGATAACTATCAACAACACTGTTACTGGTTATATTGAAAACATTATTACCTTCGCAGATCCTCCTACTAACTTGGATGCAGTAAATGCAAGTAAAGTAGAAGGTATTTTAACTACGTCTAGTGGTCAACCTGTGTTGGATGGTTCTGGTAATCCAATCAGAGCTGGTGCGCCAGTCGCCAATGCAAATACTGCAGAAACACCAAAAGAAACTTCTACTAATACAAACATCCCAACAATTCCACCACCAAAATCTACAAGTGATATATCGAAAGCCAAACAAGGTATTAAAGCAATTATTGCAGCATGTGATAAAGTTGGATTAACTACCAAAGAACAAAAGTGTGCTTTGCTTGGTATTGCTGGTGGGGAATCGGGATGGATTTCACAAAAAGAATTGTATAATTATTCGCCAGATAGACTAAAACAAATTTTCCCAGGAATCAATGATCAACAACGTGAGAAATATTCTTATGCGAAGAACAAAGGTATGACTCGTGAAGAGTTTTTCTCTTTCTTCTATGGACCAACATTCCGTGGTAAAGGATTCTTTAACCACAGCACAGATGCTGAGGGTGGTAAGTATTATGGTCGTGGATTTATTCAGTTGACTGGTAAATCTAATTATACTCGTTATCAAAAACTAGCTAATCAGATGGGTCTAAATTTAGACATTGTTAATAATCCAGATTCTCTAGATGACGACATCAATATATCAGCATTAGTTGCTGCTCTTTATATTAAAGATCGTGTTTCAAAAAGTGTATCTCCAACTACTCACCCTGGATATTTTCTTGCAGCTAAAAGAGCTGTTGGTATAAACTCTCCAGATATTGCAGCAAGAAAAACTGCTTACTATGAATATTTCTATGGTGCACCATCTTCAAATTCTGTAGAAAAAGATTCTGCACCACCAGCAGCCCAGCCACCAGAGAATTTTACTGGAACACCTGGACCATCTGCTAGTGCGGCGAAATCAGGATCTGATAATACTGGTTTCAGAGATCCAAATAACAAGTATCCTTTACCAGATTACATTAATGAACCAGACACTAATCGTTTGGCACGTGGTATTAAAGATGGTACAATTATTGAAAGGAAAGATGGAACACGAGTAATGGGAGTACCAAAGGCTCTTGATAATGGCTCATGGGATCAACCACTTGCACCATTTGGTGCGCAGTATCCATTTAATAAAGTTTTTGAAACTGAATCTGGCCACATTCAAGAATTTGATGATACTCCAGGACAAGAAAGAATTCATACATATCATCGTTCAGGTACATTTCAAGAAATCGATCCATTAGGAACACAAGTTAATTATATTGTTGGTGATAGTTTTGTTGTTATGGAAAGAAATGGATGTATCAGTATCAATGGTGAGTGTAACATAACTGTTGATGGTAATACAAACATTTATGCCAGAACAGATGCCAATATTCAAGTTGAACAAAACGCTACAATTAAAGTTGGTAACAATGTTGATATTGGAGTTGCAACTGATTTAACAGTTGCAGTTGGTGGTGATATGAAAGTTAAAGTTGCTGGAAACTATCAGATTCAAGCAGCAAACATTAGTTATAAATCCGATGGAGCATTAAATGTTCAATCAGGTGGTGATGCAAATTATAAATCCGATGGAGCATTAAATGTTCAATCAGGTGGTGATGCAAATTATCTCTCAGGTGGCTCTACCAGAATGGATTATTCTGTGGGTCACTTTGGTAATGGGGCGTCTGGGGCTTCTGAGGCTTCTGTTGTAGAATTGACACCACCAGTGCCAGGTTCGCCAGTAAATCCAGTTGTTCCTTTCTTGATTCCACCAGAACGTTCATTCGAAGAAAAGGCAACTGCTGAAACACCAGAAGATTTTGATACTCCAGAAGGAAGAGCATCAGCGAATAAAGCAAGTATTAAAGATGGTGTTCCAAACGCCCCAGAACCTGTTGCTTCTGAAACTGCACCTCCAGCTACAGGTGGAACTAATAAAATTATACCAGTGACTTGTGATATCATTTATTCTACAAAGAACTTCACTAATGACTTTGTTATGTCCAAGAATTTTACTCTTGGAATGTTAATAGATGGTGGTGTTAACGGTAGACATAAGTTGGTTGATCAGATGCTAAAAGACAGTAAACACACACCAGCAAGACTGTATACAGTTGGAGAAATAGTATGTAATTTGGCACAAACTTGCCAGAATATTTTAGAACCAATGTTGGAAGTTCTTCCAAACGGTATTGCTGGTTATCGTAAACTTTGGATGGTTACATCAGGATATCGTTTGTTAGGTGAAATAAAAGAAGAGACACCTACTTCTCAACATTGTAAAGGACAAGCTATTGATATTGGACTAATAAGTACAAGTAAAAGACCATCAGACTCGATAGGTGATAAAACATATGAATTGGTTCAAAAGATTGAAAAGATAGTTCCATATGATCAGTTAATTTT